ATGGCAAAGAATTTCAATCCGAGAACAGCAGAGAGTCTGTTCAAACAGAAGTTGCGCACGATGATAGGCAGTACGGCACATACGCAGAATATTGCCGACCAGGCGATGGAGCTGGCTGGACAATTCATGACGGAGGATGAGATAAGCAACTCGGATGCCTACCGGGTGATAGAGAATGTGAGCTGTGTGTGTGAGGAAGCGATGCAGGTGCTGGTCGAAGAACTGCAGAAAGGGACACGCCTTCATGAAATACTGACGGGTGATTAGGAAATAGCGGAAGCCGTTGAAAACCTTTGAACGAACGATAACGATTAAAAAGTATGACGATATGAGAAAGCAGATTTTGACAGATAACGAGACCAAGACCTTCTTGATGAAGACATTCGGATGCAGCCGTCAGGCTGTGTGGCAAGCACTGAATTTTGTCCGTGACAGCGATCAGGCGCGCCGGATACGCACTCTTGCCCTGAAGCGAGGCGGCAAACTGACTGACGGGAACTTCATCCCGAACTGCGAAACCACCTTCGAGGAGTGCGAGAAGACCATGACCTGCACTTTCGGTCCCCGTGTAAAACTCGTGGTCCACAGAAAGACCAATGATGTGGATGTGTACGTGGACGGAAAACGGACTGAAACCTACCAATGTGAATTTGTATCGGATTTCATGCAGCTGCAGCACGAGACCCAACAGATGGCATCTGCCTTATAAATAGAAATGAAATGGAGTATTATGGAAAGATATTGTGCATATCCTACAATGACCTGACTTACGATGACCGACCGGTGATGGTGAACGGAAAGGCAGACTACAGCAGAAGCCGCACGCTGAAAGGAGTTCATCCTTCCACTCTTTCCGAAGAAGAACTTGCTCCCATCATGTCGATACCCAATTACAAGAAGTTAGCGGCAAAGGAGAAAATCAATGTAGTTCGATCCGGAAGAGGTCTGGGAGGTTACGTTTTGGTAGAAATAGCCACCATGCCCCTACGGTTTCAGGAAAGGATAAAACTAAAATACGGAGATATGAAAGAAGACGTAATAAGAAACTGGCTCGGCAGCCATTACCACATCGATGCGAAAGCCCGGGAATTTTACACCCGGTTCCGTTTTGACAACGGAGATGCACTGCCACCGGAACACATCCAAGAATATACGGTAAACGCTTCGGTAATTGAGGCAGTGATGCGTGCCATGGAGGATGCCACGTTTATGCGAAAGGCCATGAAGGCCGGGCCGGTGAACTGGGGCGAACTGGCAGGAGCCATCAGTTACTACCAAGCAGAGTTCGGACATACCTTGCCTGTCAGTTCCAACCGCTTCAAGAAGCGTGTGAATGACTTCAAGGCCAACGGCTATGAAAGCCTTATCAGCCGCAAGTTCATGAACCAGAACCGCCGGAAAGTGACCTATGACATTGAACGCCTGCTGCTGAGCATCGATGCCCAACCGGAGCAGCCCTTCAATACCACCGTGTGGGAACAGTACAATCTATTTGTGCAAGGAGAACTGGAGCTATATGACCCCGAAACCGGCGAGGTGTTGAATCCGGCAGACTTTACCGACAAGGATGGAAATCCGCTGGTATTGAGCCCGGCCACAGTAGCCAACTACCTGAACAACCCCAAGAACAAGGCCCTTCGCGGTAAGCTGCACATGAGCCAATGGGATTTCAACAATGCCTACCGTCCTTATCATCTGCGCAGCATCGGTGAATATTCCTTGAGTAAGGTTTCTCTTGACGACCGCGACCTGCCGCGCCCAATGAAGGATGGCAACCGAGTGAAAGCCTATTATGCCTACGATGTGGTGAGCGGTGCTGTGGTGGGATATGCCTACAACCGGTACAAGACTACCGAGTTATTTTTAGACTGCATGCGAAACATGTTCCAGACCCTGGACCGGAACGGCATGTATATCCCCGCCGAGTTAGAAGTGGAACACCACCTGGTAAGCGACTTTGCCGACGGATTGATGCAAGCCGGTACCGTCTTCCCCCTGATCCGCTGGTGTAACCCCGGGAACTCGCGTGAAAAACGTGCCGAGCACAAGAACCGCGAAAAGAAATACGGTGTGGAGAAACGCACGCAGGTAGGTATCGGCCGATGGTATGCCAAGCTGGAGGCCAACCGCCCGAAGGAAGAAAAGGTGTATGACGAAAAGAACAACACCTACAAGGTGAAGACCTATAGTTATGAAGAATTGGTAGCCGATGATATACGCGCCATTGAGACCTTCAACGCACAGCCTCACCCCAACCAAAAGCGCTATCCGGGCATGAGCCGTTGGGATGTGCTTTGCGCCCATCAGAACCCGAACCTTGCACCTTGGGACAAGGCCGTTCTTTACCGGTTCATCGGACAGCACACCGAAACAACCATCCGGCAGAACACCTACTGCACGGTGATGTACAACCAATACGGACTGCCCAGCCCGGAAATCATCGAAAAGCTGGAGCCGAGGAACTACAAGGTAGATGCCTATTATCTGCCCGATGCCGACGGAACCATCAACGAGGTATATATCTACCAGAACGGACGATATATCGCCACCTGCAAGCCCGTAGCCCGTTACAATGAGAATACAGCCGAGCAGACCGAGTACGACAAGGCAGCCTATACCGAACAGTCCAAGTATGTAGCTCAATTCGACAAGATGATGAAGGACGGCAAGATCAAGCGTGTGGGCATCCTTGCCAAAGAGGAAGCAAAGCTGATAACAGAGGTACAGGCGGAAGCCGTTCCCCTTCCTGCACAAGCCGAGGAAGAAGATTACTCAGCCTATATGGACATCAGTGCCTTCGAGCATGATGCAGTAGCCAAGATATAATTAACGACGTTAGAACGAATTTAAAACAGCATTCAAATGGAAATAACAAATGAAGTAAAGCAACGTATTGTGGCAGCGATAGCCGCCGACCGTGAAAATTATCCCAGTGACAACCGCCATGCCACGGCACTGGGCATAGCCCCCAGCGTTTACAATGCCATCAAGCGGGGCAATTATGAAAAGCAGGTCAGTGATGCCAACTGGGTAGGTATAGCCCGAAGATTAGGCGTGCAACTGCGTACAGAAATACCTTGGCTGGCAGCACAGACCCCGACCTACGTGTTTGTGAGCAAGCAGCTGGAAGTGTGCCAGGGAAGCGGGCTGAGTGCCATCCTGTGCGATATGCCCAATATCGGCAAGACCTTTACAGCGAAAGCTTACGTGAAGCAGCACAAGCACGCCGTATATGTGGACTGCAGCCAGGTGAAGACCAAACTGAAGCTGATACGCTACATTGCCAAGGAATTCGGTGTGACCAGCAACGGACGCTATAGCGACGTGTATGAGGATCTGGTGGCCTACCTGCGCACGATTGATACGCCCCTGGTTATCCTGGATGAAGCCGGGGACCTGCAGTATGAAGCCTTCCTGGAGTTAAAGGCGCTTTGGAACGCTACGGAACGCTGCTGTGCCTGGTATATGATGGGTGCCGACGGATTAAAGGAGAAGATCAACCGCGCCATCGAAGGCAAGAAGGTGGGCTATACCGAAATGTTGAGCCGCTACGGTGACTCCTACAGCAAGGTGACCCCGGACGATGCGCAGGAACGCGAAAAGTTTCTGAAGGCACAGGCTGCCATCGTCGCAAAAATCAATGCCCCGGACGGTGCCGACATTGCCAAGATTGTTCATAGCACCGGAGGCGGCTTGCGGCGCGTATATACCGAAATCGAAAAATTAAGGAGGATGCAGGCATGATAAGCAAGATAGAAATGCAAGCGATGGATGCTGTTATCGGTATCCATCGCGAGATGAGAAAAGCGAATGAGATAGACTGGGAACAGCGCAGATATGAAATTGCCAAAAGCATGCTTCCGGTAGTAAGAAGCAATTCATCAAGTATAATGTCTATAAAACAAGTTGCCAGACTTGCTGTGGACTATGCTGATGCTCTTATTGAAGAATTGAAAGGAGGTAACCGTGAAACTGAAGAGAGCCTACAGTCCCGGTGAGGTGCTGAACATGAAGATTCCCCGGTTCGAGTTTTCCGGGGACTGGCAAACCTCGATAGGCAACCCGGCCAAGAGCGGCGTGTGGATTATTTGGGGAGCCAGCGGAAACGGTAAGAGCAGCTTTGTGATGCAGCTGGCCAAGTACCTGTGTAGCTTCGGACGCGTAATTTATGACAGTTTGGAAGAAAGTACCGGTTTGTCGTTCCAGATGAGCCTGAAACGGCACAAGATGGGTGAAGTGAAAAAGAAGCTGATTATCCTTGACCGGGAACCGATGGAGCAATTGGAGGAACGGTTACGGCGCAGAGGCAGTCCCGGAATCGTGATTATCGACAGCTTCCAATACAGCGGCTTGAACTACAAAACCTACAAGGAGTTCAAGGAACGTCATCCCAAGAAACTGTTTATCTTCATCAGCCATGCCGAGGGGCTTCATCCGGCAGGTAGAAGCGCCCGCAAGGTGGAATATGATGCCGATGTGAAAATCATGGTAAGCTGTTTCAAAGCCTGGTGCAAAAGCCGCTTTATGGAGCGGCCCGGTGAGCCCTACGTGATATGGGAAGAAGGTGCTGCCAAAACATTGAAGGACGATAATATGGAGGATTATTTGAATGATGGAATGGGAGAATAAGCTGTACCAGATACTCCTGAAAGAACAGGAAGCGGAGGCCGTGGTGGACGATTGGGTAGAACGTAACATACAAAGCGACCTCCGTCTGCGCAGGGCCAAGACAAAGGGACACGTAGTGATAGAAACCAGGGATGTGATGTTTGCTCGGAATATTCAGGTATGGCATCCGTCCTGCCAAATAAACATTAAAGATTTGAAGTGATGGAAAAGAAAGAAGAAAAGAAAGTGTGCTGCATCTGCGGCAAAGAGTATGAGGGCTACGGATACAATCCGTTCCCGGTGAAAGAAGAAGGCTGCTGCTGCCAATCGTGCAACTACAGTGTGGTGGTTCCGGAACGGTGGGAACGACACAAGGCTTTTCAACGTGGTGAAGCGACCGGTGCCGGGAAAGTGTACATCAGCGGAGCCATCGCGCACTATGATATGAATGAGCGCAAGGAAGCCTTCAGCCGTGCCGAGGAGAAACTGATGGCACAAGGCTATGATCCTGTAAACCCTTTCAGGAACGGATTGCCGGATGAAGCTCATTGGAGAGCCCACATGCGGGCCGACATTGCCCTGTTGCTGGCTTGTGACTATATCTACATGCTGAAGGACTGGGAACTGAGCAAGGGAGCCAAACTGGAGCTTGACGTAGCCAGTTCGTGTGGCATTAAAGTATTGTTTGAATAACCTTTTAATAGTGAATGTATGGAAGAAAAACAGAAAGTTCAGGTCGTATTTGAATTTGACCGTTCCGAGTATGACGCGTATCTCTTTTTGATGAATCAAAAGAAGACGAAAGAGGTAGAGCAAATATGGAACACCATGAGCGGTGAGCCTGTGGTTGCGGATATTGATTTGTTTGAAGAGGACAGCCAGTCTGTAAAACTTATGATGATAAGTTTGGCAATTCTTTCAGTGGAGAAAAAAGTGAAAGGATGATATGGCACAGGAAGTAACCAATTTCGCCCGGTTCTATGCATTGTTCAACAAACTGCCTTATCAGGGCGATCGGGAGGAATTCAAAAAACAAATCGTGCTGCAGTACACGTGGAACCGGACAGACAGTCTGAAGGAAATGACGGCCAAGGAGTATGAAGTTTGTTGTACTGCTCTGGAGAAACTGAGCGGACAAGACGAATGGCGGCAGAAACTTCGCGAGGAACTGCGACGGAAACGCAGCGTCTGCCTGAAGCTGATGCAACAGTTGGGTATAGACACCACCGACTGGAACCGGGTGAACGAATTCTGCAACAACCCCCGGATAGCCGGCAAGCCCTTTGTTCAGGTTAGTACAGCCGAGCTGGAACAACTGGCCATCAAACTGCGGGCTATCCAACGAAAAGGAGGTTTAACCGATAAATAGAGCAATATGGATAAAAAAGCACATGAAGCGCTTGAGCGCATAAGAAAAGACGTGACCCTTACGACATCCGATATGGAGAACCAGGATGCAGCGGAGTTTTTCAACGAACTGGCCGACTGGGCGTATGCCAATGGGGAGGCCATGCTGATAGACGATGAACCGGAAAAGCAGGATGATTATGAGGATAGATGACCAAGACAAGCTGATAAAAGCGGGGTTCTGTATAATACGAAAGGATGATTATCCAGGCCCGAGGATAAAGATGTGTACCGGCATAAACGGTGGCTGGAAGACATACAAGAAGTTTGAAACCAAAGCAGAAAGAGACAGGACATTCGCTTTGCTGCTGAAGGATGACAAAGTAATAGCTGATTAACAACTAAAATGATTTAAAATGGAAAAGAACAATCAAAGTGTGGACATCAAGTCCCTGAGTAAAGAACAGCGAGCAGCCCTCATGGCCCAGCTGCAGCAAGAAGAGAAAGAAGACCGCATCGCCCGTCGTGAAACTTACGAGGCATTACGCGGTGAGTTTATGCACGAAGTAAAGACCAACGTTCTTGAGATGGTGAATGCCGTGACCGGGTTCCGCGGATGGCTGGAAAAAGAAGCCGATGCCTTTACCAAGGTGATGAAGGAATACGGCCAGGTGAAAAGCGACGAACAGCGCAGCTATACCATTACGGACGGAGACTTCCGTCTGGAAGTGAAAAGCAACAAGGTGAAAGGCTTCGATGAACGAGCCGACATGGCAGCCGACCGTCTGATTGACTATTTGAAGCGCTACATGCAGAACAGCGAGAAAGGTTCTGATGATCCGATGTATCAGATGGCCATGACCCTGCTGGAGCGCAACAAGATGGGCGACCTGGACTACAAGAGCATTTCAAAGCTGTATGAACTGGAAGATAAGTTCGATGAAGAGTATGCAGACATCATGCGCCTGTTCAAGGAAGCTAATGTAGTGCAGCGCAATGCCACCAACTACTACTTCAGCCGCCGCAACCCTGAAAACGGCGTATGGACCCGCATTGAACCCAGTTTCTGCCGTTTGTAGCCGAAACCCGTTAACCCTATAAACAGAAAGCGCCGCAGTTGTTATAATTGCGGCGCTTTTGTTCTTAAAATAGATGGAAATCAGTTATTTTTGTAAGAGAAATAAAATGTATGGGCAAAGGACGGGATAAAGAACTGATCAAGCTGCGTGACGAGGCACTATGCCGTCGTTACTACTATTGGACAGAAATACAGCGGTTGCGGTTCGACGATGCTTTAAAAGTGTTGTCGGAGCGCGAATTCTTTATATCCGAGGAACGTATCATGACCATCATCCGCCGGAAATCACGTGAGGGAACAGACTACAATCTGAAGCCTGTTCCCAAGGTGAAAGCCCCCCGTCTGACTGCCGCCCAGCTGGAACTATTCCCCATAAGATGACGGCATGGCCGATTCATCGTGCAGTGTGAATGAGAACGTCATTTCATAGACCTTGATGTAATGCGGCATGGCATACGAACGGCTTTTCTCGCGTACCAGCGGCGAAGCGTTGTCCGTGCATTGCAGACACTGCAGCGACTTGTATAATTTCTTGGCCAGCTGCTGCCTTTCCCTCACCTTGTCATACGTGCCGGATGCGTAGCTTGTATCGTCGTAACAATCGATGGCCAGCCGGACGGTCAGTGCGGATTCGCTTTTCTGTGCCCCGTATCCGAGGTCGTGCCAGTCGGAGTTTGTATTTCCGATTAATACACAAGGGAAAGTGACCGGGTACTGGTCTTCTTCTGCTCCCATTTCCAATTGTCCGTAGTCCTCGTCGATGAGAGAGAGTTCCGGCATTTCCTGTGCAATCTGTTCCATGATTGCGATAAAAATTTCGTCCATATCGTTATTGGTTTAAAATGTTGGTAATTTCCTGGTCCACCTTTTCCCGGATACGCCGGTTCAATTCTTCGCTTTCGCCCATGAACTGGCGCTGCGGGATGCGGATGTGCAGTTTCTTTTTTTGGGTAAGCGCCATGTTCCTCCAGAACTGTGCCTGCGGATTCAGTTCCTTCGGCTTGGAACGTCGTTTGACGCGTTTCTTTTGCCCTGTGCCGGTTTTTTTTCTTTTTCCCGAAGCCTTGTAGAACTTGGCCCATGCAAAGCGCCTCATGCGGTCTGTGACGGTGACATCGATTTCCCCGCCCCAGTTGTTGATGGGTGCATAGACCACCTCGTTGAATACCCTTACCCGGTAGTCTGCAGGTGTATATCCGACCGATTTGAACAGATGTTTCCTGCCGGAGAGCAGCGTTCCATAATTGCTGGCGGCATCGGAACCTCCCGAGGACAGCCGTTTGGCTTTGGGCCAAGGGTGAAGACCGCCATTGACAAATCCACCCTGCCGGAAGTTATCCTGAAAATGGTCTTTGGCCATTCGTCCTACCATGACTGGCATTTTGCGGCGCATCATACTGTCCAGCCTGTCACGTTTCCGCTTTATCATTTCCGTAAAATCTTTTATGTCCATAATCATCAGTAATTCAAGAATAATTTATAACTTTGCAACCGAGGCTTCCAATATGCCTTTTATGCGTTATGAATATACCGGAACAAGTAAAGAACGAGGCCCGTGTACTTATTGAGCAATACGGTGACACCTTCGAATACCTTGGTATTTATGAAGGCCAGGAAGCCTATGTGTTCAAGTTTCCGGGGGACTCCTGTACCGGTTATCCTTTCGTCTATCTGTATGACGGTAAAGACGCAACCGAAATAACCGGTCCGTTATCCCTTGACGTTATCGATTCATGTATCGAAAATATCGAGGAAGGAGACATCGAATAGCTTATTGTCAATTCTCAGGACTCCCCTGCAGTTGTGGGAAGTCGCAGCTCCTATTTCACATAAATATTTTACGTCTTTCCATTCCATTCCTGAACCGGCAGAATTATCGCTTTGGGGTTCGATATACCTTAGTTCACCCTCCGCAAACCGTTGCAGGATTGTAGCATGACCTCCTCCACTTTTCCAGCCGATGCACAATTCATACACGCCTTCTTCCTTACATACCTCATTGAAATACTCCATGTACCTTTTAGGGGTCATTTTCAGGTATCCTTTGTGCGCAAGCCAGCTGTTTATACTTATATGTTGCGCCGGAGTACCGTCGGTGTTTTTCCAGACTTCAAAAGCACGTCCATTACTCAGATATTCAAGTTTAGACCCTGCGACATTGCCTTTGGCGGTAATATCCCATCCACGTAATCGTAAAGCGTATGCCGGTGCGCAAGTCTGGCAGTTGATACTGTATGGAGTATCCCGTTTTTTATCGTAATCGCTGTTCTTCCGGTATCTGTTTCCCCTTTTATCGCGGTATATTCCTTTGGAATCCAAAATATACTCTTCCACATGTTTGGGATTTGCATTCTGTTTGTCCGCCTTATCCACATCCATAGGTTTTCCTTTTTTGATTTTAAGAGCCTTTTCCATTTCGAGGTTGTTCCGGGCAATGGCCATTTTTTCCTCCCCGGTAAGGTAGTCCGGCATTTCCGCAATCATCTCGTCAATACGGGCCATAAGTTTATCCACCGCTTTTTGGGCACCCTTGTGGGCTTCTGCCTGATATGGATGATTGTCGGAAAACAGTTTGCCGTCCGTTCCCGGATTGTTATCCAGTCCGGGCTGGGGCTTGTTCTTGTCGTCTTCGTCCGGAAGTGGTGTCGGCCCCTCGTCGGTGGCAGTGAGGTCGCACTTGCAGTTCCACCGGTCGCCCGGTCGGTGGATGTTCCAGAACGTGTCATCAATCGGCCGGATGGTATTCCAGAACGGGCGGTGGTCAGCCCCCGGATGAATGGAGGTGGACGGTAGCCATTTGAGGTTGGGCAGAATATCGCGTTCGCGCAGGAACTGTTGCCAGTCAGCCGCCTGATGCGCCCGGATGACCGCCGTATCATACTCCGTCCGCAGCCAGTGACGAACCTGATGGGAAGCAATGGGCAAGACTTCCTGTACCCATTTGTCGAACGGTTTTAAAATGCCGTTTGAATCCAATAAAAGTCGTGCCATGTCATTCTGCATACGATGTACCTTGAATGCCGAGAATACGGCATTGTTCCGGAGTATGGCATTTCTGAAATCCTCGTCCGGAGTAATGGCCTTGGATTTGCTGAACCCTTCCTTTGCCGCCTTGTCCATCTTTGCCCATATTTCATTGAACAGGTTGATTTCGATTTCGGTTGCCGGATGAAAGTCCCTGCTGTATATGTTCAGCAAGGCACGCCGCAGCACCTCTTCGGAGAAGTCAAACTCCATGGAGATGCTGCCATTATCAGCCGCATACAGTCTGTCGACTACCAGTCTAAAGCTGCCCCGTCTGCCGGGGCTTTCACGAAAAAACCTTTGAGCCAGTTCCGGAAGTTTCTTTTCTGTTTCGGTGTCGGTTCATCATCCCGTCCCTTATTCGCTGGCTCCGGCTCCTTCTTCGGGCTTGGAATCTGGTCGGCTTGTTCAGCCGTCTTTTGTTCCGCCTTCAGCTGCTCGTAATTGGCCGGTTTGTCGATACCGAATTCCTCATAGAGATAGTCGTCGTCGATGGGGATGTTGAAGTTCTTCTTCAGCTGCGTGAGGATGGATATTTTGGTACCGGCATCCGTTTCCTTCGGTTCGGGGAAACAGAACGTACCCCCTTCGGTGTTGATGCCCATGCGCAGCAGAATGTCCGTCATGTCGTAATTCAGCACGTTGAGCACGTACTTCCGGTCGGCCTCCAGTACCTTGTCCTCTACTTTCTTATGAACCGTACCCAAAGCCTGCGTGCCTTTTTCGGACGATTCGGTGGTCAGCGTATTGCCCAGTATCAGTTTGGAAATTTCGTTGTTGCACCGCTCGCAGAGGCGTTCATAGACATCGGCAGACCCTGTTTTGTTTCCGGCTTCCGTGAGTTTGAGTTCCGTGTCCTTGGCATGGAAGAACTGCGCCAGACTTCCGGCATTGGCCGCATCCTCCATGGCCCGCTGGCGTGACTCGTCGTCGTCGGAATCATAGATATATTCCTGGATAGGCATGCCGAATACCTCGGAGAACTGTGCCCAGTCGCCCGTAGTGTTACGTTTGTAGATGACCCAAGGTGCAGCCTTGGCCAACAGCCCCAAATCGGACGGTGAACCCACAAACAGCAGGTCGGTATATTCATTCCAGGAATGGCCGGTAATGTCCGTCTGGTGGCGCAGGATGAGTTCCCTGACCGGATCCACATGCTTGCGTGGTACCAGGTCATAATCCACCCACTCCTGCAGCTTGTAGAACTGGCAGAGCGAGAAGCCCCAGAATTTCGCATCAAGGATGTCACCCACCAGCCGGTTGAACCAGGGCGACTGTATCTGTTCGTTGATTTTATCGTCGGGCTTCCCGTCCACCCGGAATTCCATGTTGGAGCACAGCACGGCATTCTTTCGCTTTTCGAGCACACAGGAAAGGTGGGTATCCATCAGAATGTCCTCGTAGAGGTCATAAAGTTTGTAACGTCGCGAGAAATCGACATTCTCGGCCACCCTTACGGCTGCCATGTAGTCGGAAATGTCCAGCCCGAAGCGTTTGGGCTGTGTGAGCACAATCACATTCGGTCTCTTTTGTCCCGGCAACGTGAAGTTTCCCCCTACGGTGATGATGCCGGCTTTGTTGTTTTTTCTGTTTTTCTTTTTCATGATGCTTGCTTTTTACCAGTGGTTCGTTCGTTTGCGGTTGCTTTGAATGCGGAAATCCGACCTGCCCGCCCTTTGTTCCTCGGGCAGCAGCGGAGCCCCTTCGATTGAAATGTCCTCGTCGGCCACCGCCTTCATCCATTCCACCGCCCGTTCGTAACGATCCTTGCGTACCTGGGAAAGTTTCTGCGGGTTGTGGATGCAGAAGATGTGATAGACCGCCATGTCGATGACCATCATCAGCACGAGCTGGTTACGGTTCTCGCCGGTGGCTGCAAAAATCTTGTTGCAGTCGTAGCGTTTGCCCAGATAACACCGCATTTCGGCAATGGCCCTGTCCTCGCAAACCTCAATGACCGTTTCGTCTTCGCGAACCAGTGCGTCGAGGATGTCTCGGTGGATGCTCGCATCGTAATCGGTAAGTTCAACAAATTTGCTCATAGTCCTATTGTTTTAGAGTTGTCATAATCTTTTCTTATTCCGTTTTCTTACATCCTTCCGTGATCGGAATACGGGCGGTTCAATGCGCCTGATCAGTTCGTCAATGATACGGTTCGCCCCTTCGACCGCATCCGGTCCGTCGGCCGGATAGCGCATGGTCAGGGTGAACAACTTGAATTGATCCTCCAGTTCCTTCATGTGCGGATTGTCCCGTTCAGCCTCGTTGAGGATGAGGTTCCCCTCGCGGTTGAGCGGTTCAAGGTTGGCCTCGATGCGCGTAGCCTTGTCCGTCTTCTTCTCCTCGTCGCCCCGGATGAACAGCGCAATCTTCTGTTCGCGGCGTACTTTTGCCACCAGCGGTTTGAACACCTGTTGGAAGAAAGGGTCCTGCAGCTTGTTGTTCTCCATGTAGCAATAGACATTGGTCTTGCCCCCGACAAATTCAAGCATCCGGACATACCAGTCAATGAACTCCGCATTGAGCGCCTGTGCCAGGAAAGTCTTGATGACGTAAAGCCTGCCACCCAATTTGCCACAGAGCGAAACCGTCTTGAAGGATTTGCCTTTCTTACCCTTGCTTTCGCCCGGTGCCGGGTCGCCATACACCACGAGGAACTTGAATTTGGAGAGTGCCGGAACCTTGCCGTATGCAATGTTTTCGAATACCTCTCCCACGGAAATCGGGTTGTTGAAATATTCTCCCTGTGCCGCCTTTTTGGATATTTTGGACAGTGTGCGGTCGATGTCCTCTTCCGAGTTCTTTTCCGGCCATGTGGAAAAACCGTTTTTGTCGCGGATGTTCACGATGTCCCAGGAGTCGGCCATTTCGCCCGCCCTCACCACGCAGCAGTCCTTGGCGATGATGTTTCCGCAGAAGATGACCAGTGTAGGTTCGGAAATGGACCTTGTGGGATACAGCGCATTTTCCCACCAGTCCCAGCGCTTCTGGATGATGTCCGGGTTCTTGGTATCCTCGTCCGTATCAAAGTCATCGACCAGCAGTACGTCGGGACGTATGGCCTCGTTTCGCGAACCACGCGGAGATTGTCCGGCACCCAGTGCGCGGAAAGAGACCTTCCCTTTGGTGGTGAATTCATCCTCGGTCCATGAGCCCGGCAGTTCCTGTTTGCCGTAGTATGCCATGATGCGTCCGTTGGCTTCGAGATTGGCCCGGTAGGGATCGAGCAGGCGCACCGCATTGTCCTTGCTGTTGGAGGTCAGAATCACATTCTTTTTGCGTCCGGTAAGCGTGAGATTCATGACGATGAACATGGTGACGGTGGATTTGGCCAGCTCACGGCTCCAAGAAAGCACCTCAAACCATTCATCGTGTGCAATGATCCGCCGGATAGCCTTTTTCTGGAAGTCGGCAAATTCATATTTGACATAATTCGGAAAAAAGAACTTGATCCATTCTATGGGATGTTTCTCAAGATATTCCCGGTGTTTTTCCCGTTCGGCTGCCGTCATGTTCCTATCGACCGGTGTAGCCCTTGCGATGTCTTCTTTGTACTTCTCCCAATCGAGGAGAGCGAGTCTGTCAGTCTGTTTCATTGTCTATCCCTTTATAATTTGTCTTTAATGTACGCATCGGCCAGGCGTGTAATTTCCTTTGCCTTTTCGAGGTCGGCCGCCCGTACCCAGTCGATGAGCCCGGTGAGGACACTGATGATGTCGGCAATGCCCACTTCCTGCTCCATGTTGCGTATGGCCGCCGACAGTTTCCCGAGGATGTCAGCCTCCTTGGATGAGGGGAACCGTTCCCCTTCGGGCCGTTCGGCGATGGCCTTGTTTATTTCGGCCACCTGCCGGTAGAGGTTAGCCACCTGTTCCTGCCTTGTGAGCGTAAGCCCCACCTTCTGTTCCTCCCACTTCCCGGCCCGTACCCAGTTGGACACGGACACCCGTGACACGCCCACCCGGTCGGCGATTTCCTGCTGTGTGAGGTTTTCCTTGAGGTACAAAGTTTTTGCCCATTCCTTTTTCTGGGCATTCGTCAAATCTGCCATAAATCGTCCTTTTTAGTTGTAAATCACGTTACAAAATTGCATGAAAAAGCGGGGTTTGTAAAAGCGCGTACGCATGATGACGGGTTACAGCGTTATGATAACGCCAGAAAACGTTATGATGCGGACGCGGTTTCTTGGTGCCATGGGAATGTTCTATTTTCGCACCATCGAAAGGCGGGGAAACCGCTGGTAAAGACATGACGATGAGCAGATTTTTCAATATTACAACGAGTGACGACGGCACCAGTACGATATTCCTGTACGGGGACATCGGAGACTATACGGAGGTGCAAAGCGGGCGCATAGCCCAGGAACTGATGGAAGCCGAACGCGTGAGCCGACGCATCCATGTGCGTATCAACAGCAACGGCGGGGAAGTGTACAGCGGCATTGCGATATTCAACGCCCTGCGCCATAGCCAGGCCGACATCCGCATTTATGTGGATGGCATAGCCGCCAGCATGGCCAGTGTGATAGCCCTTTGCGGCAAGCCCGTAGAAATGAGCAAATATGCCCGTCTGATGCTGCACAGTGTGAGCGGCGGGTGTTACGGCAACAAGCAGGACCTGCAGCGTTGCATGGAAGAGATAGAAAGCCTGGAAGGCAGCTTGAGTGAAATCTATGCCGAGCGGCTGGGCATGAGCAAGGAAGAAGTGAAACAGACCTATTTTGACGGCGAGGACCATTGGCTGACCGCCAAGGAAGCCCTGGACCTTGGTTTCATAGACGACATCTATGATGCAGACCCCGTGCCGGCAGACAGTACACCGGCGCAGATATATACTTTATTCAATAACCGGCTCGTTGAGCCACAAAAAAACAGAGAAGACATGAATCTGGAAGACGTAAAGAAACGCCCGCGCTTCAAGGACTGCGCGAGTGATGCGGATGTGTTCCGCCTGATGGACCAACTGGAGGAAGAGGCAGGCAAGGTACCTATCCTTACGAAAGAGAACACCGACCTGAAGGCCAAGGTGAAGACCTACGAAGACAAGGCTGAAGCCGAAGACCTTGCCGCCCGCAAGCAGCTGCTTGACGCAGCCGAGCAGGACGGTCGCATTGATGCGACTACCCGCCCCATCTACGAAAACCTTTTGGCCAATGACCGCGAGAACGGCGAAAAGGCCCTGGCCCAACTGCCGGTAAAGCGCCGTGTGATGGAAGACCTGCATCTGGAACCGAATGGTGAAGAAAGCCCCTGGAACAGGCGTATGCGAGAAATTAAGGACAAACGTAAAAAGTGATTGAACTATGGCAATAATTGTAAGAAACACGAATTACAGCGGCGAGGTACTGGAACAGTTGCTGACGCTTGCCGCTACGAGCAATGAGATTGTGGAAAAGGGGCTGATCATGGTGATTCCCGGTGTGGAGAAGAAAATCAGCCTGCCGCGCCTGAAGACTGGCAAGATGCTCCAGAAGCGCAAGGAGAACCCCGGCGTGGAGGATTCGAAGGGCAACTTCAACTACGACGAAAAGAGTCTTGACCCGGTGGACTTCATGGCCTTTACGGTGTTTAACCCCCGCACGTTCGAGAACATCTGGCGCAAATGGCAGCCGAAGGGCAACCTGGTATTCTCGGAACTTCCGCCCGAAGCGCAGAACGCCCTGCTTGCCGAGTTGGCCAAGCGGGTACAGTTTGAACTGGGTGACCACTATGTGAACGGTGAATATGGGGATGATGACGACCACTTGTTTAACGGCATCCTGACCCAGATGGCCAAGGATACTGAGGTGATTGTGGTGGACAGCGCAGAATCGACCATGCTGGGCAGACTGAAAGCCATGCGTGCGAAGATTCCCGTGGCCATCCGCAACAACCCGGACCTCCGCATTCTGATGAGCGTGAACGACTTTGACAAGTATGATGACGAGCTGACCCAGCGCGAGTCCAAGAACACGAGCGAAACCGATGTGAATGCCCGTCGCTACAAGGGCATTACCATTGAGACGCTTGCGGCCTGGCCCGATGATCTGATTGTGTGCACCCTCTGTTCGCCCGATGCCGGCGGCAACCTGTTTGCGGCTGTGAACCTGCAGGACGATGAAGACGTGATTCAGATTGACAAGATCTCGAACGCGAGCGAACTGTACTTCTTCAAGATGCTGATGAAGGCTGACACGAACATTGCCTTCGGTGAAGAAGTGGTGGTGCTGGACAAGCGAAGCAACCCCGTGTTCAAGGCGAGCGAGAAGAAGATTTCAGTTGACCCTGCCAGTGTGACCCTTGAGGCAACCGGTGGCAGTGAAGAAGTGACCGTGACCGCCAGCGGAGAATATGAGATAGGCAGTGCCCCTGCCGGCTTCAAGGTGGAAGCGACGGATAAAGGCGTGAAGATTTCGGCCGGTGCAAACAGTGGCAGTCAGAAAACCGGTACACTGACCCTTACGCTCAATGCCGACCGCAGCAAGACGGCCAAGATTACCATTACCCAAAACCAGAAAGAATAAGATGGTATGGCAAAATTGAAGTATCTGGTAATTCACTGTACGGCAACCCCGGAGGGGCGTGAGGTATCATCGGCGGACATCCGGAAGTGGCACACTTCGCCCGTAAGCCAGGGTGGCAGAGGTTGGAAACAGGTGGGCTACACCGACCTGTTCCACCTGCAGGGCGGTGTGGAACGCTTGGTGAACAACAACGAGGATGCGCAGGTGGATCCCTGGGAAGTGACCAACGGAGCCAAGGGGTACAACAGCGTGAGCCGCCACATTGTGTATGCCGGCGGTGTGGCCAAGGACGGCAAGACCCCGAAGGACACCCGCACCGGCTGCCAGAAAAAGGCACTGGAGAAGTATGTGAAGGACTTCCATCGCAGATTCCCGGATGTGCGCATTGTGGGACACAACGAGCTGGCGGCCAAAGCCTGCCCCAGTTTCGATGTACAGAAATGGCTGAAAGAAATAGGTATTAACCAATAATAAAAGAAGCAATCAATGAAACGAATTATGCTGTTTATGATGCTGATGCTGGGAACAGTATCGGCTGTGATGGCCCAAGGGGCCGATGTTCCGGCAACGGACTATGACGCAATGATTGGCACCTTTGCCGGTTTCGTCGGCGGTGTGGTGGTGCTTACTGAAGGGTTGAAAGGTTTGTTCCCCAACATGAAAGGCTGGGTGACGCAGCTGGTGAGCTGGTGTGTGGGCTTGGTGTGCGCGATGCTACTGTGGTGGCTTGATGCCGGATTTGTGAGTGATGTGAGCTGGGACATTGCCTTGCTCTATGGTTTTGGTGCCTCACTTGTAGCCAATGGGGTAGCCGACACGGGACTGGTGCAATGGGTTATCGGACTATTCCGAAAGAAACGCGAGGAAGCAGAATAAAAGGTTGACTGACTAAAAAACGGGTGGTATGGACTTTAGCGAGATCATGAACATTATTCTTAGCGGCGGCCTTGTGGGCACTGCAGCAGCCATCGGTTCCCTGCGTGCTACGGTGAGGAAAGCGAAAGCGGAAGCGATGAAAGCCGAAGCCGACGCAGAGGGTGTGCGTGTGGATAACGCAGAACATGCCACCCGCGTTTTGGTGAGCAATATTGTGGTACCCTTAAAAGAAGAACTGAATGCAACAAGAAAAGACCTGCAGGCCAACAAGCGCGAAATGGCGCGACTGCGCAAGGCCATTGACACTGCCAACAGTTGCCGCCATCATGATGACTGTCCTGTGCTTGGCGGGCTGCGCAAGCAGCAGGAAGAGCACGACGGTGGAGAAGATACAGACGGAATCGGCAAGCACCGACAGCGCGAGCGGAAGCCGACGGGCGGGACTGGTGATGGCGGGTATACCGGCGAGTTCGGTGAAGCTGACTATACCGGCGGACAGCCTCCGTAAACTTCCTGAAGGTGCCGTGTACCGTGGCAAGAGCGGACAGGCGAATCTGACCGTAGGCAGCGACGACAGCGGGAACATCGTGGCCGAAGCCTCGTGTGACAGTCTGCAGCAGCTGGTGCTATGGTATGAAGAAGAGCTGGCGCGCATCCGTAGCGAAACCAAGAGCGAAATTTCAAATGACGTTCAAACAGTAGAAAAACGCCCTCCGAACCGGATGCGGACGTTTATCACAGGTGTATTGGCCGGCTTATTGGCCGGTGTGTTATTAACCATCAAACTTTATAAACGATGAACAAGAATTTCATGTACGGCATAGGAGCCGTAAAGTATAAGGATTTCACAATCGGGTATATTGAAAAGAACTCGTTTGACCTGGGCGGCAAGAAACCCGAGGCCGCGAAGATCGAGGCCGAACAGGTGCAGGGTGCCCCGGTGCTGGTCATCCCACAGAGTAACGGCGGCATCGCCCCGACGTTCAATGTGATCCAGATGAACTATTCGAACCTGCACAAACTGCTTGGCGGCAGCCTGCATTATAAGAAAGAAGACTCGGAAAAGAAAACTCCGATCGGCTGGACAGCCCCGTCGGAGGTGCTTGTCATGCAGGGACCATGGGAACTCTCCCTCGTGTCCGGACAGAGCGTACTGATTCCCAACGCCACGCTGCTTTCCAATCCTGCAGGCAAGCTGACCCTTACAGAAACCTCCAAGATAGAGGTTACGCTCGAAGTGGCGATGCCGGAGGACGGTTCGCAGCCTTACGGCGTGTTCGATACGGAAGCAATACCGGACGAGTGGGGGCAGTACAAGCTGCCGCCGGCGGAAGCCGCGGCTGCAGCATCGCTCCAAAGCGAGGAGGGCTAACGTATGGCTGACCGTTTGGAACAACTGATAGAGATGGAGTGTGCGGACGCGCTGCTTGACAGCGGCGTGTCCGTTCCTCTTAAAAGGTGGAAGTTTCCGTGGCTGAAACGCCCGGTGGAGGTACGTGTGACGATGAAGCGTCCGAGACTGCGGGGTCAGATATTGTTGGCCAGGGAATATCTGAAGATGGGTATCAAACCCGACTGGCAACCGAAGGACAAGGCCGAGGAACTGGCCTTTGTGGCGGAGCATGGCAAGGCCGTGAGCCGTCTGCTGGCCTATACGGTATGCCGGGGCTACGTGTCGCGGCACGTGGGTATCGGGGTGACGGCATGGGTGCTGCGGAACTTTGTGGAGTGGCGCTATCTGACGGCTATGTTCCGGACATTCGAGCGTCTGATGGGCACGAAGGATTTTATGCGTATTATCAGCTCGACAGCGCGGGCGAACCCGATGACTCCGAGACTGAGCCAGGCAAGGAAGGGGAGTTAAGAACCCGGTATGAGGGTTCCCATAGCCCTTTCGGCTTCGTGTGGCAGATAGCGAGTGCAACGGGCTGGAGTGTGGACTACATTCTGGACGGTGTGAATTACCAGACGCTGATACTGATGCTGAACGACGCGCCGCGGTATGTGCGGCAAAAGCAAGGCGGCGGAAACGATGATTCCAAACCGGAACACAGCGCCGAGGATGAAGCGAACGATATAGTAGGATTTTTTCAAAGCAAACTGGAATGAGCAAACCTGTAGAAGTTGAATTTTTGATGAAGGACAAACTCACGCCCGGCATGAACAAGGCCGAGCGTGAGGCGCTGGAACTGCGTAATACCGTCAGACTGCTGGAGGCTGAACTGGAAAGGCTGCGCCTTGCCGGGGAGACGGCTGCCCCCAATCTGGACCAGAGTGCCAATATCGCGCAGATCCATGCACTGGAGAAGCAGCTTGAGGAATTGCGCGGCAAACTGAAACTGCTGCAGGAGGAATCGGAATCCGTGCAGGTCACCCCTGCAGATGTACCCAACGCGCAGCGCCAGTTGGGCGGGCTTCACAACAGTATCCAGCAGATCGCCCGTGAAATGCCTTCTTTGGCCATGGGACCGCAGATGTTCTTCCTGGCAATCAGCAACAACCTGCCGATTTTTACGGACGAACTGGCCCGTGCCCGCAAGGAATACGATGAGCTGCAGAAGTCCGGCAAGAAGGGCACACCGGTATGGAAGCAGGTCCTGTCCTCGCTCTTTTCCTGGCAGACGGCCATGACCACCGGCATCATGCTGCTGGTAATGTACGGTGATGAAATCTGGGATTGGACGAAAAACCTGTTCAGTGCCAAAAAAGGCGTGGATGAATTCAACATATCACTCAAGGAAATGACCGAGATAGAGAAGGACGGCCGTGCCCAGATGGTGCGTACCCGCTTCGAACTGAAATCGGTCATCGATGAAATAAAGAACTTCACCGGCAGCAAGGAACAGGAAAAGGCGAAGGTGGAGGAACTGAACCGCAAGTACGGGGAATCTTTCGGGTATTATAAAACACTTTCCGAATGGTATGATACCCTTATCCAAAAGAGCGAGGACTATGTACAGGTTCTGCTGCACCAGGCCAATGTCCAGAATCTTGTAAAAAAAGCTGCAGAAGCCGATGAAGAGGTGAATAAAATCAAGGCGCAGAAACCGGAAGAGGCGGAAAGCGCCATGGGCTTTTTCGGGAAATGGGGACAATATATCATACAGTCAAGCATGGCAGAATCCGGGCAGTTCTATGACGCACAGGCTGCCATCAAGAAACATGATCAGGAAGCTTATGACATACTGTTGAAAAATGCCGAAAACAAACGTGACGGTTATCTGAAAAAAGCGGAGGAAGAGGTAAAGAAAGCCGCAGAAGCAGCCAAAAAAGGAAATATCGGTGGGCATATCGACCCTAAGCAGTCCGGGAAGAATCCGGAAGCGGAAGCCAAGCAACGGCTTGCCACAGAGCGCAGGCTGGCGCAGGATCTTGCCGCCCTGCAGGCTGAAAACCGGAAGGAAGAGATAGACCGCATGCAAGCCGGTACCGAGAAGAAACTGGCACAAATCGAATATGACTATAACGCCCGGAAAGAAGAGATAAACCGGCAGGAAGCCGACTGGAAGCGTGAGAACAAGGAAGCCGGTCTTTCTACCGGAGATAACGGACTTACCCGGGAGCAACAGGATGAACTTGAAAAAGCCCGTGCCTCAAACACCGAGTCAAGGAAAAAAGCGGAGGCGGACGTGTACAGGGAAGAGGCGGAAGCCATGCGTGACTATCTGAAGGAATACGGTACCTTCCAGCAGCAGAAACTGGCCATCGCTGAAGAATATGCCGAGAAAATCCGCAAGGCAGAGTCCCAGGGCGAAAGACTGACTTTGGAAAAGCAGCGTGATGCGGCTGTGCACAAAGTGGACATGGAATCCCTTACCCAGAAGATAGACTGGGGAGCAGCGTTCGGGGATTTAACCGGTCTGCTTGCAGACCAGATGAAGAACCTGCTTGGCGAACTTAAGCAGTATGTCAAGACGGATGAGTTCAAAAAAACGGGAGCCGCAGACCAGCAGGTCGTTTACGATGCCATTGAACGTATTCAAAGCATGCTCCCCGGTGGCAACGGCACATTGGATTTTGCCCGGCTGCAAACGCAGATGCACGCTTTGGGGGATGCCGTAACACGCGTGCAAAATGCGGGACTGCAGCAGGAAGCGGCATTCGCCCGGTTAAAAGCAGCGCAGACCGATTACAACAAGGCTCTTGAAAGCGGTAACCAGGCAGAAATAGAACGTACCAAAATCGCTCTTCAAATGGCCCAATCGTCCAGCGCTTCAGCTGATGAAGAATACCTGAACGCCACCTCTGAAATGAAGGCGCTTGCCGGGGAGGTGAAAAGTGCCTCCCGGGACACGGTTGACGGGTTGAACATGGTATCCAACGGGTTGCACGGCTTTGCGAGCGGAACCTTGCAGGGATCATTTGAAGGAATCCAGAACATGCTTACCGGTCTTTCAAAACTGAATATCGGAGGCAAGGTCGGTGATGCCATCAGTCAGATGTCCGAAACCCTGTCAAGTGCCGGAGTCATCGGGCAGATCATATCGGCCATTCTCTCCATACTGGATTTGCTGAAAGACGGTATTGGCCCGATTATCTCATCATTGATAGACACCATTTTCAATGCGATAACCGGAATACTCGACAATATCCTCAGCGGAGACCTGTTCAAACAGATAGGCGGTTCCCTTGTGAAAGGTATCGGGGGATTGCTGAACACGGTGTCTTTCGGAGGTTTCAACAAACTGTTCGGCATCGGCGGGAACGCCAAGGAAGTGCAGGCGGCTATAGACCGTCTTACAGACCGGAACGAGCTGCTGCAGACCTCGATAGAGGATCTGACCGACACCATCAAGCAGAGCCAGGGGACGAAGAGTGTGGCGGCTTACCGCGACGCGTACAAGATGCAGCAGGAAACGAATTCGAACTACCTGCAGATGGCGATGGCGCAAGCCGGATACCACGGGAGCCATCACAGTTGGAACTACTACTGGGGCGGTTTCAGCCAGGCACAGATAGACAAGCTGAGCGGACAGATCGGCCGCCGGTGGGACGGGAACCTGTGGAGCCTGAGCCCGGAGGAGATGAAGGCACTGCGTTCGAATGTGGACATGTGGACGCAAATCCAGAACACCGGCAAGGGCGGCTATGGCGGGCGACTGACCGAGAAGCTGGATGACTACATAGCGCAGGCCGGCAAGCTGGAGGAACTGACCGACCAGCTGTATGAAGGTCTGACCGGTATTTCATTCGACGGGATGTACAGCAGCTTCATCGACAACCTGATGAACATGAAGTACGGTGCCAAGGATGCGGCAGAGGATATATCCGAGTACTTCATGCGGGCGATGCTGAGCAACAAGATCGGTGAGATGTACAGCGAAAAACTGAAAGGCTGGTGGGAGAAGTTCGGCAAGGCCATGGAGGACAACGAACTGACCGAGGCGGAACGGAACGCGCTGATGGAAGAGTACATGCAGTATATGGATGAAGCCCTTGCCCTGCGTGACAACCTGGCGGCAGCCACCGGTTATGACAAGACGCAGCAGGGCGGTACGAGCCAAAGTGCGAAAGCGGGCGGCTTTACGGCCATGACGCAGGACCAGGGCACGAAGCTGGAGGGCATGTTCACCGGCGGGCTGCAGCACTGGAGCAGCATGGACGACCGGCTGGAAAGCGTGGTGGAGAAGATGGACACGGCTGAAGGGCATCTGGCCCGGATAGCCGAGAACACCGGTGTGAGCGCCGGACACCTGGGCGAACTGAAGGAAGTGATAAAGAATATGATACGTGACGGACTAAAAGTGAAGTGATATGGCAAATATACTGAGCGGACTGGTGCTGGTGAACGGCACGGACATCTGGACGGAATACGGCGTGTTCCTGGTGGAAGACCGGCGCGGGGGCATGGAGAACCTGACGGCCATCCTGACCCCGAGCAAGGCCAAGAAGGATACTGCCGTGGACATACGGGAAGAGCACGGGGAAAAATACAGCGCCGTGCTGACCCCACGGAATGAGGCGCGTGACGTGACGCTGCACTTTGCCCTGTATAACAAGACCAAAGCCGGATGGATGAAGCAGTACTTTGCCTTCGTGAATTTCCTGAAGCAAGGGAAGGACGGCTGGCTGGACATCCGTTTCCCCCAGCTGGACCTGGAGCTGCGTGTGAAGTATGCCGACTGCACGAAGTTCACCCCGCTGACCTATCTGTGGACGGAAGGCGTCCATGCCGGAAAGTTCCGGGTAAAGTTCCGGGAACCGAAACCGATTATATAACCATTCAAACGCTATTAGAATATGCTTCTAACGATATATGATAAAGCCGGAACCAAGCGTGCGGATGTGGCCGTGAACGACAGCTCGACGCAAAGCAAGGAAGTGCAGGGAGACAATGTGCTTTCCCTGTCGTTCAGCTATTATGCCTTCCTGCCCCTGGACGTGAACGACTACACGGACTATCTGGGCGAACGGTACTGGCTGACAGAACGCTACACGCCGAAGCAGGTGAGCGATGGTGAATGGGAGTATAACCTGAAGCTGTACGGTATCGAGAGCCTAATCAAGCGGTTCCTGGTGCTGGAGACGACGGACGGGGACACCAACCCCCTGTTTACCCTGACGGCCACGCCCCGCGAGCATGTGGCGATGGTGGTGAAGGCTATCAATAACGGCATGGGCCACATTACTGACTGGAAGACGGGTACGGTGGAAGGTACGGAGCTGATCACGATAGACTACGAGGGGATGTACTGCGACGAAGCGCTGAAAGCCATCGCGGAAAAGGCAGGCGGCAAGGTGGAATGGTGGGTTGAGGGGCAGACTGTGAACGTGTGCCGCTGCGAACACGGGGAAGAAATCACCCTTGGCTATGGCAAGGGGCTGACCTCCCTGGAAAGAGATACGAGCAACACGGCCAAATTCTATACGCGCCTGTTCCCGGTAGGCTCGACCCGCAACATCGATGCGGAGAAATACGGCAGCCCGCGTCTGATGCTTCCCGGCGGCAGGAAGTACATCGAGCAGGGCGTGGAGGAATATGGCATCTATGACCATTACGAGCAGGATGCTTTCAGCGGCATCTTCCCCCGTCGGGTCGGTACGGTGAGCTCGGTTCGCAGCGAGGAGGTGGCAGACGATGAAGGAAACAAATTCACCGTCTATTATTTCCGGGACGGGGAACTGGACTTTGACCCTAACCTGTACGAGCTGGCCGGAGAAACCAAACGTGTGTCGTTCCAGACGGGCGACCTTGCCGGACTGGGAGAAAGCGATGACCACTACTTTGAGGTGAACTACGACAGCGCGGCACGTGAATTCGAACTGATCACCATCTGGCCCTACGATGACGACACCCAGCTGCCGGGCGGCAAGCTGGTGCCCCGAGCAGGCGACACCTATATCCTGTGGAATATCCGGATGCCGGATGAGTATTACCGGCTGGCCGAAGAGGAGTTTGCGGTTGCGGTGGACGAGTACAACCGGGACCACTGGCTGGACATTGCCGCCTACAAAGCCCCGACAGACCCGGTATACATCGAGGAGCACGGCATAGACCTGTTTGTGGGCAGACGGGTGAAGCTGGAGAGCCGGAAGTATTTCCCGGAAAAAGGCTACCGTCAGAGCCGTATCACCAAGATCAGCCGCAAGGTGAACGAACCCGGGCAGATGGACATCGAGATAAGCGATGCGCTGCAGGTGGGCAAGTTCGACAAGGTGACGGACAGCATCGGTGCGCTGAAAAGCTATACGAAATCAAAGACGGAAGGCGCTGCCCTTCCGGACATCATACGAAGCTGGGACAAGACGCTGCCCACGGACAACAACCTGTTTTCCGCCCGGCGCAGCCAGAAAGAGTTCCTGAGCAAGAACCAGCCGGACACAGCCAAAGAGTCCATCCGCTTCCTGAAGGGTGTGAGCTTTGGCGAGGCTGCCGGCGGCAAGCCCTGCGGCATCGTGGATGGTGAGGGCAATGCCGAATACTTGACTGCCGTGATCCGCGAACTGCTGCGCAGCACGGAGTTTGTGGACGGGCTGACCGGTGAGGGCTGGCAGCTGTGGATTGACCAGCTGACCGGACTGACAAACCTGACGGTGGACAAAGTGACTGCCCGGCAAAGCCTGGTGGCGCTGGAACTGCTGATCGAGAAGGTGCGCAGCGTGTGCGGCCAGCTGGTGGTGTCCGCTGCCAACGGCAAGATCAAGGACGTGGTGAAGCAGGGCGACAACTACCGCATCGTGTTTGAGCAGGAATCGGGCTTTGTGGCCCATGACCTGATGCGCTGTGCGGTTACGGGTGGTAAGAAACTAAAAGCATACTGGGTGGAGGTGGCTTCGGTGATAGCCGGCGGTGTACTGGTCCCGGTAAGCGAGTTTGGCGGGGTGAAGCCGGAGGCAGGCGATGAGTGCGTGCTGATGGGCAACACCGAAACCCCGCTCCGGCAGAACCTTATATCCATTGCGGCCACGGAGGACGGACAGCCCCGTATCGACATTCTGGACGGTGTGAAGGCCAAGAACTTCAACGGCTGCCTTCGTTGCCGGCTGGGTAAGCTGGACGGCATCAGGAGCAGCGCTTTCCCGGCAGACAAACAGCCGAAAGGAAACGGCCTGTATGCCGACAACGTGTGGCTGAAGGGTACGTTCGTGTTGATGACGGGCGAGGACATCCTGACGCGGTTTGAGATAACCGAGGGGAAAATCCATTCAGCCGTGGAAAGCTTGCGCAAGGAAATACGCGAAGAACAGAGTTATCTGGACAACAGCAGTTTTGCCGACGGCATGGACAAATGGAAGACGGGCAGCAAGGCTACGCTGTTCACCCTGGGCGGACGCTGGATCTGGGCGAACGGCGGTCCTTACGGTACGAAGCCGGACGGCCATGCCGAGATACGGACCGACGGCAATGTGCCTTATGCCTATATCCGGAACAGCTATATCATGCAGAAACTGGAGGACTTCCGGCTGGTACCGGAGTACCGGCAGACGAACAGCCAGGGCGAACGGGTGCCCGGCGTGGTGTATCTGTCGTTCAGCTACCGGGTTATCAAGGCCGGAAGGTTGAAAATAGAATTTGTGAACGCTGATAAGACCGGGTTTGAGAACTTCAACATGTTCGGCCATGAAGAGGACCTGCCCGTTGGCGGTGAGAAGATGTTCACGTTGGACGGACTTTGGAACGGCACTGGCGACTTCAAGCTGTCGTTTACGGGCGTGATTTACATTTCGCTGCTGGTGTTCAGCACCAACAAGGCGGACGCACTGGCCTATAAGTACCGTACACTGTTCGAACAGAGCGACCGGCTGGTAAAGATTTCAGCGGCGGTCTTCGACAAGGACGGTAATGCGCTGAAAGAGACCGGGCTTGTCATAAAGCCTGAAGGTTCCGGTCTGTATGCGCAGGACAATACAGGAAAGATTGCCCTTATCGGGGTGAGCGTGGAGGAAGAGGACGAGTACGGAAATACCGTGAGCAAAATCAAGCTGACAGCCGACCATATACAGCTGGAGGGACTGGTAACGGCCAACGGCAACTTCAAGATACAGGAAGACGGCAGCATTGAAACGACCAACGGTAAGTTTACCGGAGAGATAGACAGCAGCAAAGGGAAAATCGGCGGCTTTGAGATAGGGAACGGCCGTATCGGTTCTGTGGCCGACTCTCACGGGAGCGGTGGCGGTCTTGCCATTTATGATGATTTTTTCCGTGTCGGCGGCAGCAAAGGATATGTGATGTTCGGTGATGATGTGATACCGTCTTCTGCAGGAGGAGCTTTTACCGCTGTCGGTCGTATCGTGAACTCAGCCCCCAATATATACGGGAATTACGGCTTCGACCAAGCGAACTATGGATTGTTTATAGATGTTACCGGCGGTACGAAGAACTACGGTATCAGCAGCAATGCGGCATTACTTGCCCCGGCGTTTATCAATACGAAAGCCAAGCTGCTTACCTTCGGAAGTGGAAACTACACGGTGGATTTCTCACAACACAATATCATTTTGATGTATTACAATGAACCCAACTACAGTAAGGTAGAGGTTACGCTGCCGTCGGAAAGTTCTGTGGCATACAAGTTCGGCATGAGTTACTTGCCTACCGATTTTGCAGCCATTGTCACGTTCAGGGTCAGACCCGGTTCAAAGAATATCATACTAAAAGGTATCTATAACCACAATGAAGATTTGCAAAACTACGAGATGGCATCCGGGGACTCCGTAACGGTACTTATTACAAAAGCGGACGGATTCCGTTACCAGATATTGAATCATTCATCCTAAAAAACAGATATATATGAAAAAGTTAGATTTCAGGAATTTCAGCGTTCCCACCGGAATAACCCGTCAGACGAGGGAGGTTTTCGATGCACGTGAGCAGATAGCCGATTTGCTGTATACGCGTGTCAGTGGCATCAAGGCCCATCGGCTTGCGTTCAAGATTTTCGAGAGTACCGGCGAGACCGAGTTCAGCGATGAGGAAACCGGGATGATACACATGGCGGTGGAACGCTATTGTCTTCCCAATGTGATAGATGCCCTGAACGAAATCCTGGGCGGGTCAGAAACCGATAAAAACGAATGAGTATGGCAGAAATGACACAAGAAGAACTGGTTCAGGAAGTGCTGGACCGTGTACTCCAGAGTTCTACCGGCGTGGAGGACTTGGAGACCGTCACCTCGCTGAGCGGTGTGAAATCACTGCCCGGGGAGAAGGACGGCAAGATGGTGAACGTCCCCCTGGAACTGATAGGGAAGCCTGCGAGCGATGCCGCCGCCCGTGCCGAGGCTGCCGCCAAGAAAGCGGAAGGAGCCGTAGCCGGACTGGAGGAAAAGACCCAGGCCGCCACGGAAGCGGCCACCAAGGCCAACGAAGCGGCAGCCAAGGCAGAAAACGCCGCTGCCAAGGTGGAACAGACTACGGCAGCAGCCATCGGCGGGGCTACCGCACGCTTTTCCTCATGGATGGAAACAGGCAACGTTTTACCTGACAAGAGTACCAAACCGGGCGGCAGCGTAGTGTATGTAGCGGATGCCGGGAAGTTCGCCTACCACATGGACTCCACCCTGTACGGGGACTGGGATGTGGCGGGTGTGCCTCCTGCCGGCATATTCATGAATGCGGACCGGACAGCCATCCTGCCGGACAAGCTCTACCTGCTGGGTGATGCCGTATATACCGGAACAGGCGGCAGCCTGAGACTGCTGGCCTACCGGCATGAGGTGATGAGCGGGGAAGCTTACGAGGCGCTGCAGGACAAGGATGCGAATACGCTGTATCTGATTTATGAGGAGGATTGACGATGATAACCATAGGCGGTAAGGAAATAACGGCTGCGTATGTGGGGAAACGTGCCCTGTCGGCAGTCTATGCCGGGGCAAGACTGGTGTGGTCTGCGATAAGCAGCTGTTTCGGACTTGGATACTGGAAAGGCGACGAGCCGTGGAACGGATCGGACGCATGGAACGGTAGCAGTAAAACTGATAAATGAATGATTATTATAAAAGGACAGTATTATGGCAAAAAGGAAAATAAGCGGAATCATCAACGCGACTGAACATCCGATGAATCTTGAAACACCATGGAATCAGAAACAGCCGGACGGCACCTATCATGCCTATGCAGGCGATGACATCGAAGCGTTCCTGAAGAAGGAACTGTCAAACCGTACCCCTACCGAGGAACTGGTGAGCGGCGAGACGAAACCTCCTACATCCGGAACGGTGTTCGATGCGATGGTGGGTACGGTGACGGACGTGGATGTGCAGGACAGCGAGGACGGCACCCAGTACGTGATGACCGTCAAGCAGAAGGACAACCAGGGCGGCGAGAGCTCGAAGGAAGTGCGCTTTTCCAAGTACACGGACGATGACAAGGTGGTGGTGAACATCGACCTGACGGACAGCGGCGGTGCGGGACTTCCCGCCTCGCAGTATCTGGCACTGGGCAGCGGCTTTGTGGTGAAATACTCCGTAGGTGTGGGCACTGCCGGTGGCGGTACGGTGGACGGCTACAGCGACCTGAAAGCCCGCGTGATCGTGAAACGCGGTTCGACCGTCATCAGTGAGTTCCGGGATGCGGAGTTTGTGGGCGTTACAGCCGGACAGAGCTATACCTTTGACGCTTCGCCCTACCTGAAGGATGCCACTGCCTATACCGTACAGGTGGAAGCGCAGGCAACTTACCAGGACGGCACGCTGATGAAGACGGCCACGGCCAAGGTGACCATGGTGGCCATGGAGCTGGAGACCACCTACTCGGCGGGCAACGGGCTGGCCGACGGGGGATATAAAAATGACGTGAACATCCCCTTTACTGCCAAGGGCACGAGCGGTGAGAAGAACATCTACTACCGCGTGAACGGCGGACAGGCCTTTACCCTCGGTCTTTCGGCCGGCAGCGGTGTGCAGCAGAAGAACGTGACCATCCCCCTGACACAGATGCAGGAGGGTACGAACGTGGTGGAAGCCTACGCGCAGCATGAGAACTCCGGTGTGGTGAGCCGGGTGCATTACATTACGCTGCTGAAGGCAGGCGGAGGTGTGACAGCGTATGCCGGCCTGATGTTCAGCCACCGGGCAGCGGGGTTCCAGCGTGACTGGAAACACCCGGTGCTGGAGGCAGAGCAGTTCACGGCATGGAACTTCACGTATGCCGGCTATGACCGCGATGCGTACACGGCCCGTGTGAAAGTGACCGACCGGGGCAGCGTGGTGAAGGAAGACCTGCTGCAACGCGGTGAGACCGGCAGCTACGGACGGACGAACGTGAACGTGGAACCGTTGGACTACCGTGTGTCATGCGGCGATGCCGTGCTTGAGGTGCAGGTGAACACCACATCGCACCCGGACATTGAAGCCACGCTGGCACCGGATGCCGTGTGTACGTTTGACGCCTTCGGGCGAAGCAACACGGAAAACAACCCGGCAAGCTGGGTGAGCGGTGACAAGCGTATGGAGTTCCGGGACGTGCTGTGGAGCGTGAACGAATATGGTGCCGGTAGCGGCTGGCACAAGGACCGCCTGCTGCTGGCCGGTGGTGCAGGTATGACCCTGACCGCTGACGGCGGTTACCGCCCCTTCAACGAGGCGGACAAGCCCGAGGGATTTGCCATCCGTGACGTGGGCATGACGCTGGAGATAGAATACAGCACGGCCAACGTGACGGATACGGATGCCGAGCTGATCACCTGCCTGGGGCAGCTGGACAACGGCAACCGGTACGGGCTGATTGTGACTCCGGAAGAGGCCAAGTTCCTGACCGGTGTGGTGACCGAGGCGATGGATGCCGGACAGGTGCTGCGCTATGAAGACTCGGTGGGTACCAAGTTCCAGCCGGGTACGAATATCCGCATTACCTACGTGTTCTATCCGAACGTGCAGACCAACGAACAGCGCACGCTGATCGGTTTCTATGTGAACGGTGAAGAGTCGGCTGCTTCCAAGTGGCTCGACAAGGTGAATTTTGACATTCAGAGCCAGCTGGAATTTAAGTCGGCAGGTGCCGACTTGAACGTGAAGAGCGTGCGTATCTATAACAAGGCGCTGACCTCGGACGAGGTGCTGAACAACTACATCGTGGACCGCAACCACCTGGAGGATGCCGACGGGGAACCGGGCGTGCGCTCACTGGATGAGGACAACCGCGTGCTGAATGAAGGAGATACGGTGAGCATGGAGAAGCTGATGGGGCTGATGAAGAAGCGCCGGAACTCGATCCTGGTACTGATAGGCACGGGCAGCGTGGGCAGTGAGGTTCCGAGCGAGAGCGACACGCTGAACGTGGTGGATGCACTGGCCCAGCTGAACGACAAGAAGGCCAATAAACTGGTAAGGGAGGTCCGTTTCTATAACGGAGAGGACAGGACGCTTGACTTTATCCTTACCAACGTATATGTCCGTATTCAGGGTACTTCTTCCGTGAACTATGCCAGAAAGAACTTCCGTTTCTACTTCCAGAAGACGGCAAGCGGCTGGACGGTTACATTGAGCTACGGGGAGATTGACGGAAACGGCAGGCAGAAGAATCCGGTGGTAACTACCGGCAAAAAAAATCTCTTCAAGTTACGCAGGAACTCGGTAGGCGCGAAGCTGGCATGTTCCAAATGCGACTTCTCGGACTCGTCCATGACCACCAATACCGGAGGTGCGAAGCTTATCAATGACGGACTGAAAGAGATGGGGCTGCTTACGCCTGCCCAGCGTTACGCCAAAGACCACGGGCTGGAGGATGATTACCGTTCGGCCATCGACGGCCTGCCGTGCGACCTGTTCGTAGCGAAGAGTGCCGACGAAGACCTGACCTATTACGGCCAGTACAACATGAACAACGAGAAGAGCGACAGCTACCCCATCTTCGGGCAGGATGAGACCATCGGCGGCGAGAAATGGGGCGAGGGCGACACGCTGAACTACCTGGAAGCCGACGAGGAAGGACACAAGCAGTACCTGCCCGTCTGCTTCGAGACGCTGAACAACTCCAATCCGCTGTGCCTGTTCCACTGGTTGCCGAGTACCGAACCGGAGCATAAGGATTTCATGGACTACAACTTTGACGGAGGACTGGAATTTAATCATCCGAAAGATACCTTCTGGTCGGACGGAGGCGGTGACGCGGAGGAAGAACCGAACCTGAAAGACCACCTCGGTACCGGTGACAAGTACGACAAGATGTACAAGGCCACCGACCGCATGATGAGTTTCGTCTACCGGTGCGTAAAGGAAACGCCTGCGGGCAGGAACATGGTTTACAGCACGGAATCCCATTCGTTCGAGGGGGTGGACTATGAGGACGACGGCGACAAGTTCCCTACCGCCAAGTGGCAGAGCGATACGTTCAGGAAAGAGGCCGGGAAGTATTTCGACCTTCCCCACCTGATTGCCTACTATCTGTACGTGCAGTTCAACCTCGGCGTGGACCAGCTTGCGAAGAACATGCTTATCCGCACATGGGACGGTGTGAAATGGTCGATTGACTATTATGACGGCGACTGCCAGCTCGGTTCTGACAACAAGTCGTTCCTGACCGGGAAGTATGACGACAACCGCCAGACGAAGCGCGACGGGGCTTATGTGATGCAGGGTCATAACTCGTGGCTGTGGAACCTCATCGTGGCCAATTGCTGGGACATGATTGTGGAGATTATGGTGAGCGGATGGAACGGGGGCGCAAGCTTCATGAGTGCCTTCAGTATCCAGAAAGCCATTGACCATTTCGATACCGAACAGATGAAGAAGTGGTGCTCACGCCTCTATAACAAGTCCGGCATCTTCAAATACATCTACCCGTTCCTGAACGAAATGCCGGTGGGTGCTGACGGTGCCAAACAGACCTATCCGCAAATCTACGGTCTGAAGGGTTCGTTGAAAGCACACCGGAACTACTTCATCCAACGCCGGTATGACCTGAAGCAGGTGGAGTACGGCTATGTATCCACGCTGGGTGCCCAGTTCTACCAGAGTACGGCATCGCTGGACAAGGCTTATAAACTGAAACCGATGCAGTACCGGCTGACCATCCCGTACCGTGTGCAGCTCTCCACCAGCAACGGCGTGCAGGCCGACAGCGGCGTGGTGGATGCGGACGTGCTCCATTCCCTGCAGCTGACCCGTGCCTTCGGTGAGAACGACCCGCTGAAGATTATCGGTGCAGCCAAAATCAAGGAGCTGGTATGGCACGAGGATGCGTTCGCAATCGGCTTCAACTTCGGTCTGCTGACCTCACTGGTAAAACTCGACATGAGCGTGGAGAAAGCCAGCGGTTACCGGAACGGCTCGTTCATGGCTTCGACCAATGGTATGCTGCTTCTGGAAGAAGTGAACATGCGGAACAACCGGCTGGCCCGGAACGGGGACAACGGGAATGTGGCCACTTTGGACTTGAGCTGGCAGGGCCGCCTGAAGAAACTGGACGTGAGGGGTACGGGGCTGACCCGTGTGAAACTGGCCACCGGTGCGCCCGTTGTGCAGTTATGCCTGCCGGACACGATTGAGGAACTGTTCCTGGAATATCTGACCAAGCTGTCCGATAGTGGCCTGATACTGGAAGGGATCAATAATGTGCGGGGCTACCGCTACACCAACTGCCCCGGCATCGACGGGTTCGCTATGCTGGAACGCCTGCACCAGGCCAGACTGAACGGCAGCGGCAAGCTGGAGCGCTTCGTGCTGGAGATAGACCGGGAAGACGACGGAACCCTGCTGAAGAAGTATTACGACTACGGAACGTATACACAGACGGGTGCCGTGGATGACCGGCATTCGGGACTGAGGGGCAAGCTGACCCTGACGAAGTATCTGGCCGATGAGGAACTGGAGAAGTATGCCGCCCGTTATCCGGAACTGACCATCAAGCAGCCGCCCTATACGATGACCGAGTTTGACGACAGCGTGGCCGACGATGCCAATGTTTCGAACCTGGACAACAAGACGGGGTACAAATTCGGCAATACGTACAAAATGAGCGGGCATGTGAATGCCATCCTGTCCAAGCGCCACCGCGTATTGGCCAAGGTGACGAAGATGCCCACGAGCCGGAAGGTGGAGATAGCCGGGCAGCAGGTGGAAGTGAACAACCCGGACGGGGAGATGACCTATTTCCCCCTGCATGACGAAAGCTCGAACTTCTATGCCGATGCGGAGGATATGAACGACTGTACGGTGGCGAAGCTGGACGGCAGCGAGGGAGACTGGATGATGTATGAGCCGTTTTACTGGAGCAAAGGCATCAACGATTATTTGAACAACAAGAAGTACGCCTGCTACAGCAGTTATCCGGAGGACGAAATGCCCCCGGTGCCTGAGGCGACGGTACTGACACTGGATGCCATCAAGGAGACACAGGGCGGCTGGCTGGGTGAACGCAAGATCATGAGCGGCAAGCCCACGCTGATGGAATCCTATACGACGGACAAGGCTTATTCCGTGTGCAAAGTGGACGTGTCGGGTTACAGACGTGTCCGCTTCCCGAGCGTTCCAGGAACAGGGCTTATCGGCAGTGTGTTTGCTGATGCGGAGGGAAACATCCTGAAGAGTATTGTGGTGCCGACCATCGGCTTGAAATTTGAAGCCGGCATGTATCTGATAGCAGACGTTCCGGAACGTGCTACAGCCCTGCATTTCTCCATTCTGAACACGGCAGAGTTTGACTGCGTGGTACTGAGCCACAGCGACAAGATAGAGGACATGGAACCGGATTGGGTGGCCAATGAGGAGCATCTGTGTGCCGTTGTGGGCAGTTCGGTGGTGGGCAGTAAACTGCGTGCCTGCATCACCGGAGCTTCGACCACGGCAAGTATGACCTGGACGGACTTCCACTACTACAGCCAGCAGCGGGGTATGCAGCAGATAGATGCGCTGATGCACAGCCGCATCGCGAACCTGAGCTATGCAAAGTACGGGCGCAGGGATATGCAGGAACAATGCGGTGCCGGTCAGCATAACAATAACCGCACAACAGGCGGAACGGCCGAACACGGGATGACAGACACCATCGGCTACGATGAAGCGTATGTCATTAACAACAAAATCACGAATTCGCTGATTGACGGCCTGGTGCACCAGTATGCCTGGTATAAGAGTCGGGACGAATACGGACAGGCGACTGTGGTGCAGGTGAACAATATCTGCTGCCTGGGCTATGAGGACATCTACGGCAACAAGTATGACATGATGGACGGCGTGGATCTGCCGAACGACAGCGGTAACGTGGGCAAATGGCGCATCTGGATGCCTGACGGCAGTATCCGTATGGTACAGGGCAAGAAGGACAGCGGTCAGTGGATTACAGGCGTGGCGCACGGCAAGTATATGGACATGATTCCGGTAGGTAATCTGAACGGATCATCTTCTACTTACTATACCGACATGTACTGGATAAGCACCGCTACGGTCCGTGTGGTCTATCGCGGGTACAACAATGCGAATGCGAATGGCGGTGTGTCGAATGCGAATGCGAATAACGATGCTTCGAATACGAATGCGAATGTCGGCTCGCGTCTGGCCTTCCGCGGCAAAATCGTCCGGGCGCAAAGCGTGGCAGCGTACAAGGCGATACGCGAGGTGGCGTAAGCGCAAAGCGCCAAAGCGTGGAGCGAAGCGACTAAAACGAAAGAACGGGATTCGGATGGTTTCCGAATTCCATTTAAAAGGTATTCAAATACCGGCGAAGCCGGTCGAAAAAATAGAATTTTGAGGTATATGAAAAAGATTATCGCATTTTTAAAAATGAGTAACCGTTACAAGCATCTTATCGGTGGTTTGATGGTAGGTCTATTGGGATTTACTCCTTGGACGGCCTTTTATGCTGCGGCCATTGCAGCTTCCTGTCTGGAACTGAAAGATACTCTTCGGGGAAGTCCTTGGGACTGGATTGATTGGGGGCTCACCGTCGCGGGTGGCAGTATATCCGTTTTATTTTGGATGATAGTGTAATTCGTTTATCTGTTTTGCCTGTTAAATCAGTAACTTTGCAAGCGGTAGAGTTCCCCAATAGTCCGTGTGGTCTATCGCGGGTACAACAATGCGAATGCGAATGGCGGTGTGTCGAATGCGAATGCGAATAACGATGCTTCGAATACGAATGCGAATGTCGGCTCGCGTCTGGAAATCTAACAAATCGGCGTACAGCAGCGGGGACGTGTCCCCGAAGCGGTGCCGAGGGGAGCAAGCCACAGCAACAGCACCAGAAAAGGTGGAAAGCTGAAAAATCACGCGTCGGGTGGAGTTTGGTAGGCTGTTATCAGTTCGAAGAAGTCAGACCCGGGGAAAGGAAGGCCCTCATCTTCCATGTTTATTAACCAATAGCTTATGCGCAGGGAAGGATATATTATCGAGGAAATCATCGAATACTCCAATATGTCGGAGGCATTCGATTCGGTACTTCGCGGAACCGATCGTAAGAGGTCAAGGCAGGGACGATTCCTGCTTGCCCATAGGGAGAAGATTATCACCGAACTGACGGCTTCCATTGCGGACGGCTCATTCCGGCTGGGCGGCTACCATGAGAGGGAAATTGAAGAATACGGTAAAAAACGTATTTTGCAGATCCTGTCCATGAAAGACCGCATCGCTGTGTTTGCCATCATGAATGTGGTGGACCGCCACCTGCAAAAACGTTATATCCGGACAACCGGTGCAAGCATCAAAAGGCGCGGTACTCATGACCTGATGAACTGCATACGTACCGATTTGCAAAAAAATCCGGAAGGCACGCTTTACGCATACAAATTTGACATCCGGAGGTTTTATGACAATGCGCGGCAGGACTTTGTTATGTGGTGCTTCCGGAGGGTGTTCAAGGACAAAAGGCTGTTGGTCTTGTTGGAGCGGTTTGTTAAGCTGCTGCCGGAAGGTATCAGTTTCGGACTGCGCAGTTCACAAGGGGCAGGAAATCTGCTTCTGTCTGTATTTTTAGACCACTATCTGAAGGATAAGTACGGGGTTCGTTATTACTATCGCTATTGCGATGACGGACTGGTACTCGGTAAAACGAAAGCGGAATTGTGGAAGATTCGTGATGCTGTTCACGGGCAAATGGGAAAAATAGACTTGGAAATAAAGCCGAATGAACGGGTGTTCCCTGTGGAAGAAGGCATTGATTTCCTTGGCTATGTTATCCGTCCCGACTATGTAAGATTGCGGAAACGCATCAAACAGAAGTTTGCCCGGAAAATGCACGAGGTAAAATCGAGAAAAAGACGGCGGGAACTGATTGCCAGTTTCTACGGCATGACGAAGCACGCCGACTGTAATAAGTTGTTTAAAAAATTAACAGGCAAAGAAATGAGAAGTTTTAAAGACTTGAATGTCGCTTACAAGCCGGAAGACGGTAAAAAGCGATTCCCCGGAGTGGTGGTAAGCATCCGGGAACTGGTAAACTTACCCATTGTAGTGAAGGACTTTGAGACCGGTATCAAAACCGAGCAGGGAGAAGACCGCTGTATTGTGGCCATCGAAGTGAACGGCGAGGCAAAGAAGTTCTTCACCAACAGCGAGGAAATGAAGAATATTCTCGCACAAGTAAAGGAAATGCCGGATGGTTTCCCGTTTGAAACGACCATCAAGACAGAGACATTCGGCAAAGGTAGAACCAAATACGTGTTTACATGAGAAGAGTTGAAGGAAGTTCCGGGGTTTCGCTGATGGAATGCACGAACCCGGTTAAAGACAAATGGCGCATCCGATGGGATGTGCAGGAAAAAGAGAACGGCTCTGCCTCCTACATGGAAGAGGAGTTCGGGCATAAGCCTACTGATGAGGAAATCCACACATTGGTTATGTCCTGGTATAACAGCCAGACTGATGCGGCTATCCTATCCGGATTCGCCTATAATGGTGCCCATGTATGGCTTTCTGTGGAGAACCAGTACAACTATAAGGCAGCATACGATTTGGCCGTTCAGACGGGCGGAGAAACCCTGCCAGTGACGTTTAAGTTTGGTTCGGATGAACAACCGGAATACCATACTTTTACTCAGTTAGAAGAACTGAAAGATTTCTATACAAAAGCAGTAGGATTCATTCAGACAGTTCTGGCTGAAGGCTGGGAAAAAAAGGACAAGTTCAATTTGGAATTATATCGGATTGAGTGATTGACAATCCCTTCG